GTCCTGCTATGGTCATTCCATCACATCCTTGAGCCTTTCCCCACTCTACAGCATCATCGTGCATGTCAGTAATTTGTTCAATTCCATGTCCTTGATCCCCTCCTGCAAGAAAGACATGTAGAACTTTTTTGTTAGGATACACTATAATCTCTGTGACTGCACATCCGTTTGTACCAAACCATAGTTGCATGTGTCCACTTAACACCCCATCTACTATGTCTTTGAAGTCGTGAGTATCACCACCTTTTTGAAGTGCTGACTCTATCCACTTCTTACATTCTAATAATTGTAATCCTATGCTCATGGATCAAGCTCTATTTTAACCCAAGCACCATTCTTTGAGACTACTACTGTGCCTTCAGCTTCATCCCACATCAATATTCCATTTTCAGAAGCCTTAGAATCAGAGTCTTTAAACTGTAATGTATTTCTAGTAGAGGTTAGAAACTTATTAATACGCTCTCCCCATATCTTCCAGTTACTACCTAATGGTGGTGGTGGAGTTGCTACACTCATCGTCTACCTCCTCCATTAGCCTCTATTCTCATAATTCCTGATCTCCAGTTAGTGTTTCCTACACCTTGAACCTTCATTCTTACTTGTCTACCACTAAATCTAACATCTGTTGGATTCGTCAGAGTGAAAGCACCATGCGATGTCTCTGTCGAATTTGGATAGAATCTTGATTTAAAGGTTACATTAACTTCTCCCTGTGTCGTTTCGTCAGGTATGAGCTGAGTAACTTTCATTATAGTATCGCCATTTCCTAGACTAATTGGCCCGCTCTCTGCATAAGGTTTAGATGATCCTGTATGTGCATATCCTGTCTCGTGGTTGTATAAGTCACCATCTGCATCACACCATATAGGATTTTTAAACACACCTATGTCAACACCTGCTGTCCTGTCTAGTACACCTACATTCCAATGACCTTCCTTGTAGTCCAATGAAATATATCTGTTGTTTTCAAGATTACCTGCACTCGGATAGAACCACCATATCTCTCCATGTTGTGAATTATGGACTGCATAGACCTTGCTTATTTGTGAAGAATTAATGTCATCGAATACATAATCCAATGCTTCACAGTCTAATTCTTTAGCTACTGATCCATCGAATGTGTAGAATCCTTTCTTGCCCATCCAAAATGCACCCTCATCAATAGCTACTGCACCTTTTCTAGATGCTACACCACAAGCTGTACCAACTCTCTCGAATCCATATATGAATGGCGGCCCGGAGTAAGTAGCTACATGTGCATCATTATCTGTCAGTATAAGTGTCTGACCTCTCATTCTTAGTCCACACATGATCTGCCCAGTAGTCTGAAGTTCCATATCACCTGCCTCGTTTGTCGCTGAAGGTGTCCAAACTGTGTTTGCTTCCTTGTCACACCATGCAACCTTTCGAGGATTACCACCTGCTCCGAGGGCGAATACGAATCTCTCTTCAGTTACCACCATTGATTTATTTCCTGTTGGTGCATTAGCAACGATCTGAGCAACTACTCCTGTATTAAGTTGCCACTCATAAATCTTGCCATCCTTGGATGAACACGCTAGAAGATACTCACCCCATGTGTCCAATGCCCATGTTGTCGCTTCTGCGTAAATACCTGAACTTGTTGGTTCCCTACTATACTCATCATGTCCATAGAATCCACCACCATATCCAAGGTTAAGTGAACCATTCAAATTACCTGATGTTAGACCTGAAGGTGTAATGTCATAAACTGTGTGTGAGGGATTAATGTATTTAAGTGAATTGTATGTACCACCTATTAAATAGGAATCACTTGAATTGTCCAAGAAAGAAATCATACCTCTAGGTGCATCAGGAAATGCACTTGTCTTTCTACTTTGCCATCCACCAACTGGTCTTAATGATCCATTATGCCATCTGACAAGACTAGCATCTCGCCATCTATTGGAAGACTCGAAATCTGTTCCGTTTCTATGTATGCCCGGTGGTAATTGTAAAGGTATTAATGCCATAATGTTATGCCGCTATCTGTGTCCATGTTACTGAATCGTTAGTAATAATTTCCCATTTCTCTCTACCTATTGTAATTGTTACTGAAGTTGAGCTTACTATACCACCAGTTCTAAATGTCGCAAATCCTGATGCTAAAAATGAAGCCTCTGCTTCTAACACAATACTGCCTTGGAAAATTTGTTCTGAGTCTGATGTTACTACTGCCTCTGCCAAATTTGATGGAGTATTTGCTGTTCCACCCATTGCTGAATGACTACCACAATAGTAATAAAGAGTTGGAGCATCAGCAGGAACTACAAACGTGCTTTGTGTTGAACTATTGTGTGTGACACCTGTAGTGTATTCAGAACCACTATTATGTGTGCCATCAGAGGTCGTTGAAAACCTAAATGGATGAATTGCAGGATAATTAAAGACGTAAGTGTTGCCTTCAACAAGCACTAGCGTTGGTTGCTGAACTTGTGTTCCTGTCTCTGATATAAAGTATTTGTGGTTTCCTCCCACATCTTGGTGTCCTACTTCATAGGTAATTGTGTAAGCACCAAGGCTTGTCGTTGATGCGATACCACCTCGTGTAGCAAATCCTAATACAGTTATACTCGCAACTGCTGTTGGCACACCTGATCCAAACCTTACCCTGTTACAAACTGCGGCTATGGTTGCTGAAGCTGTTAGTGTAGCATCTCCTACCACAACAGTCACAGCACTAGCTGTGTTTGAGGCTATGGCAGTTACTGTTGCACTTCTCTCTCCAACTACCTGACCTGCTGTTGTAATCGTTGCTTCAGGAGTAGCTGTTGCACCACTCGTTCTGACTCTTGTACCATTGCCAGTTGAATTAACTGTAGTTGCTGATGTACCATCTATTATTACAGAACCTTCAGGTACTCTTCTACCACTTGCTGTTACAGTTGCAACAACAGATACTGTCGATTGCAGAATGTTCTGTACTCTATTACAAGTAGCTGTGGCACTCGATGTAGCTGTTACAACTGTCTGTAGGTCTGATTGATCATAAACCTGTTCACCATAAATACCATGTCCATAAACCATCTTGTCCGATGCTTCAAGGAAGAACTCCTCTGCGGTACAGGTTGTAGCCGAAGCGACCGCAATCGGTATCGTAAAGTTAAACGTACAAGTTGAATTTGCTGTTATCGTAGCTGTAGAAGTCATAGAGGCACTAGCCAATCCAACAATCTCAGCACTACAAGTAGAAGCACTCGTTACTGTTACAGTTGCCTCTGCATTACCTAAGAATCCACCTATAGCGGCGAATCCTGATGCACCTGCTGATAAAGCACCTGAAAGTAGTATCCTTTCACCTGATGCTGTTACAGAAGATACAGCAGTTACTACTGTCTGTAAATCACCTTGAGTATATTCGTTCTGTCCATACAAGCCTGAACCATAGGAGAAAACATCTGTTTCTTCTAGGATTACAACTTCACCACTACAAGTAGCAGATGAAGCTACAGTTCCTGTTATTTGACCTGAACCACGAGCTACTTGCCAATTTACATTGGCAATAGTACAGGTGGCTGTGACTGTAGCTGAAGCATTTTGTACTTCACCCACACTCGAACCATAGGTTCTTACACCATAGACCGATTCGCTATATTCAAAAGCCATTTACAGGCTCGTTTTAGTTAAGCGTTATATCTAGATCACCCGATGGAACACGAAATACGTCACCAGTAGCAATAGCTTTACTTGACGATAAAGTCGCATAAGCCATTAAGTTGCCTGATGTAGATGCATCATATACACCAACATGAGTAACTGTACCCCACGATCCTGTAGCTGTAGGAAATTCTACTGCCGCATTGTTTGAAGTTGTGTTACCTGAAGTTGTAAATGCAACTGATTGTCTAGCATATGCAGAACCTGATAACTCAGTTACTGAACCTGCTTCACCATCAGAGATTGCTGTAAACAACGCTAAGTATTTAGTAGAAGGAGCTGTGTAAGCCGCCCCTGCAAATACATGGTCTAATATTTCTGTTTCTAAAAAGTTTGTAAAACTCATACTAATCCTCTCACTTTAAGTTTCAACCCTGAACCACTATAACGAGCCAGTTCAGAGGCTTCATTTAATCTAGCTACTGCGGCAGAATACATCTGTGCCCAAATAGCTACCCTCTGATCTTCTGCTAGATAAGGTGCTGAATGTAATAACGATCCATAAAGATATACATCAGGCGAATCTAAAAGAAGCCAGTTATCTGAGTTGCTACTTAAAGACGGAATCTTCTGATAGTAGAGCAACTCAAAGTCTGTGTCTTCTGACGGAGTTGGGTACAATTGAAATTGTCCATCTGCGTGTGTGTAATAAATTGGTGTTCCACTTACATCTTCAGCACTAGCTCGTTTGTCTGCCATTGCATCTCTTGATATAAGATTAACTACTGTTGTTCCTGTAGCAGTTAGGTGTAATCTAATTGTTTCTACCCAATCAGCAGGATATTGCATATACTCATCTGCAACTGATTGCTGTCCACTTGAACGAGCTTCCATATTCCAATGTCGTACATCTCTGTTGATCTGTGCTTCAGCCAGGGTTATGAAATCAGGTATGACTGCTGTCAGATCATCTCTGTTGAGGAAGTCAGCGATACTTGCTTTTAATGCTGTATATGTATTGAGTGCCATATTAAAATCCTAGGTTGCTTTGTGCTTCTAACTCATAAGGTGATATTCTACCTTGCAAATATTGTATCTTAAAGTTTTCAACTTGAGCATCATTGTATCCCCTTGTAGCACTTATGATCTCTGATTGTTCAGCAGGAGTCAATGCACCTAAAGCCTGTGCAAACATTGTGTCTACATTGGATACTTGATTCATTCCTTCTCTTTCAGTAAATTGACCACCACCCTGTTCTTTTAAAAATCTCATGTATTCTTGTTGAGATGTGCTTAAATTTGGAGAACTATCAGGTAAACCTAGTAATTTATTCCCTTCTCTTTCAGTAAATGCACCACCAAATGTTTCTTTTAAGTCTCTCATTGTAGTACCCGAATCAGGAACATATCCTTTCATGGTATTCAATGCACCTGTAGTCGCATTGTTATATGCTGTTGTATTTGCTAGAGGATCAATGTATTGCATCTGACCTGCTGTGTAGTTGTCACCTGCTTTCATTTTGCTTTTATCAATAAATGATTGGTAACCACCATCTCCACCTTTATCTTTGTAATAATCGTACTCTGCTTTTGATGTGGTTGCTCCCATTACACCTTGCTCTTCCTTTGAGACACCTTTGCCTCGTTCCTTAAAGAGTTTTTGTAGTAAGTCCATGATACCAAAATTACCCTCTGCCATCTTATCTCTCCCTTGTTTTTCCGATAGTATATTCTATTTTTGCCTTCGTGTTTGACTGAATACATTTGCTAATGCACCCATAACATCCCTTCTTTGATCCTTTATTTGCTGACTATGACCTTCATCAACCCATTGATCATCCATAAATACTCCTAAAGCTCTAGCAATATTTTCTTGTATATCTTCCAAAAATGGATACTGTGGATTCTTCTTGTACTCTCCCATTAGAGCTGTCGTATAGAGCTTACCTAGAATTTCTCTTGGATTGTTTCTACCTTCGTGATGTGATACATTAACTTGATCTTCCATATCCAAGTGAGCAGTTCTAGGATCACGCATCCATAACTCCATCAAATTCTCTTGTGTCATAGCATGAGGCTTCCTATTGATCATAGACTCTACCACATCACTCAAAAAGAAATTGCCATCGCCTAAATTCCAATCTAGATAATGACCATACTCGTGTCCAGTAACATTTGAAAAAGGGATTAGAGTATTTCCCTGATGACTAATAGCATCTCTTGACATTTCTGCACCATCCCTAGTTATAGCCAAATGATTTTCATTAGGATTGTATTTACCCCATGCTCTTAATAAACCACGTTGGTTTAAATCCCAGTTCATACCAGTATTCCTTTCTAGCCATTCTCGTTCATACTTATCTCTTGGTTCACTCTCTATATGTGGATTCTTTGCTACATTAACCATAAAATTTTTACCATAAGGGATATCTCTATCAGCAGATGATGAAAGTTGAACATCCCAAGGGAATAGATTCTTTCGATCTACCTTCAATCCAAACTTCTCGAAGGTCTTTAATGTTCTATCACCAAACTCATTCCATATAGGATGGCTACCATGAACCATGTCAACTGTTGCACCAAAGGTTGATGGTGTGTACTGATCATAATAATGTGGAGACTCTCGTTGAGGTATATCCATTACTCCTGCTCTTTGTTGGTACACTTCTTTAAGTTTATTTATCTCTGCTTGATTGGGTTTAGTGTTAGATGCTGAACCTAACAAACCACCAAGACCTTCGTATGCTTCTTTTAGTAGACTCATGCTAGTAACCCTTGTTCTATTATGTCTGTTTTGAGTAACCCGGAGTCTATTTTATTTGCTTCACCATATTGTGGCAATGGTATTACTTTGCTGTCTTCGGGTAAATTAGGTAATGCTTTCCTCATGTTTTCTATTAATTCAGGAGTAATTTCGAGGACATGATTGACCTCACCATCTATTTCCATTTTTTGAAGTTTACCACCTTTATACTTTTCTAATAGTTTACGAGCTGCATTAGGCAGTTGCTTGTCATATATATTACCATACAGTTCTTTGTATCTAATATTGCCTTTTTC